ACCTGCAACCCCGGCGGCGTGGGCCACGGCTGGGTGAAGCGGCTCTTTCTGGACAGGGACTACCGCCAGGGGGAGCGGGGGGAGGACTACCGCTTTATACCCGCCCGCATCTGGGATAATCCCATCCTCCTCCGGGGGGACCCGGAGTACATACGGCAGCTCCGCAACCTGCCCCCGGAGCTGCGCCGGGCCCACCTGGACGGGGACTGGGACGTATTGGAGGGGCAGTTCTTCCCGGAGTTCAGCCGGGAACGGCACGTGTGCCAGCCCTTCGCCCTGCCCTCCTGGTGGCGGCGCTTCCGCTCCATGGACTGGGGCTATAACGACCCCTGCGCCGTACTGTGGCACGCCGTGGACGGGGAGGGGCGCATCTACACCTACCGGGAGCTGTACCTGCGCCATCAGCGGGCGGACGAGGTGGCCCGGCGGATACTCGCCCTCTCCGCCGGGGAGGAAATCGCCTATACCGTGGCCTCCCCCGACATGTGGCAGAAGCGGGGGGCGGTGCTCAAAGCCGCCGGGGGCTTTGAGGGGGAGAGCATAGCGGAGCTCTTCGCCCTCTCCGGCGTGCCCCTTACCCCCGCCGACAATTCCCGCGTCTCCGGCTGGCAGCGGGTGCGGGCATACCTGGCCCCCGGCGCGGACGGCAGGCCCAGCCTCACCATATTCAGCGCCTGCGCCAACCTTATCCGCACCCTGCCCGCCCTGGTCTTTGACCGCCACGACCATGAGGACGCCGCCGGCGGCGAGGACCACGCACCCGAGGCCCTCCGGTACGGCCTCATGTCCCGCCCCCGGCCGCAGCCGCCCCCCCAGCCCCACGCCCCCCGGCCCTACGACCCCCTCAGCACCGACGAGCCAAAGGGCAGGAGCTTCCTGGCGGTATAGGGGGCCGGCCCCAGGCCCCCCGGACATTCCCCAATATTTGACAAACAATATACCCCCAGCTTACAATGTAACTGCCCCGCGATGGGGCAGGGTGCCGCATCGATAAGATGGATAGGCGGTCAGCTACACTTCCCGAAGGGAGGTGAGGCCATGCGAATTACGCTGCATATCGGAGCCTTTACGGTAACGATCATCGTAAAAAGCCGGGCAAAGCGAAACCGCCACTCGGCAAAGTGACGGTTTCAGAACCTTGTTTTGAACCTAAACTGAGCTGACCGCTTATCCTGCGGCGCCCTTATATCTCTATTATACCCCATACTGCCTGCGTGTCAAGGCATTGCAGGGAAACACGCTCAAGGCGCACCAACCCGGTGCGCCTGATGTTTGTTCGTTGGCGGACACGCGGCGCCCACACCACACAATCACATAATATCAAGGAGGAAAACACAATGCAGAGCAAAATCAATACCGGGGCAGTGTACGCCCTGTTTGAGGAGTACCGCAGCGCCTACAGCGCGGAATGGGAGCGGCTGGAGCGGTGCGAGCACATCTACCGGGGGGATCACTGGTACGGCGTGCCGGAGACCGACCCCGGCGAGCCCCGGCCCGTTACCCCCATCATACAGTCCACCATAGAGAACGTGCGGGCGGACCTGATGGACCAGTACCCGGAGGCGGTAATCACCGCCGACAGGCCGGAGCACGCCGCCGCGGCGGAGCTGCTCACCGCCGCCATACGGGAGAACCACGCCCGCACGGGCTACTGCCGGGAGTATGCCAAGCTGACCCACGACCTGCTGGTAGGGGGATACATGGTGCAGGAGGCGGGGTATGACCCCACCCTCAACGGCGGGCTGGGGGGTGCGTTCCTTAGGCATGTGGATACCCGTAACATCATGTTTGACCCGCTGTGCAGCGACGCCGCGGACTCCCGGGCGGTGTTCAAGTTCGTGGCCCACCCCCGGGAGTGGTTCCGCCAGCGCTACCCCAGGGAGGAGCGGGACATGAACGCCGACAGCCTGATGATAAAGCCGGTGCGGGACGGGCTGCTCTCGGTATCGGATACGGACAGCATACTGCTCATAGAGTGCTGGCAGCGGGAGTATGACAGCGCAACCGGCAAGTACGCCATACATATGGCCAAGCTGGCCGGGGGCGTGCTGCTGGAGGACAGCCGCCTGCACAAGCCGGAGGGATACTACCAGCATGGGGAATACCCCTTTGTAATAACCACCCTGTTCCCCCGCAAGGGCAGCTGCCTGGGCTACGGGTTTGTGGATATGTTTGAAAATCAGCAGCTCTACTCCGACAAGCTGGACCAGATAGTGCTGAAAAACGCCCTCATGGCCTCCCACAACAAGCTGCTGGTGACGGGGGCCTCCGGCTTTGACATTGACGACCTTCGGGACTGGTCCAAGGAGGTACACCGGGGGGAGAACCTGAACGGCGTAACCTGGTTCTCCACCGCGCCGCTGCCCGGCTACATAATAGAATATGTACACGCCCTGCGCAACGGCATCAAGGAGGAATCCGGCGCCAACGACTTCTCCCGGGGCATGACCACCGGGGGCGTAACCGCCGCCTCCGCCATCGCCGCATTGCAGGAGATGAGCGGCAAGCGCAGCCGCATGGCCGCCCGCTCCGTGCACGAGGCCTTTGAGCAGGCCGTGGGGCTGGAGATTGAGACGGAGCGGGAGTTCTGCATCTTCCCCCGGGAGGTGGCCCTCAGGGACGGCGGGCGGGGGGTGTTCCGCTCCGCGCTGATGATGCGGGATACCAGCCTGGGCAACAGCATACCCCTGGAGTTTATGGTATCCGTAAAGGTGCAGCGGGAGAACCGCTTCTCCGTCGCCGCCCACAACGAGCTGATGCTGGGTATGCTGAAGGCCGGCATGATAACCCCGGACGTGGCCCTGGAGATGATGACCTTTGACGGCAAGGAGCAGGTGCTCTCCGCCATGGCCAGGAAGGCGGAGGAGGCCGCAGCCGCGGCGCAGGCCGCGGAGGAAGCGGCGCAGCAGGCCGGCGGGGCCGCTGAACCCATTGGCCCCGTGGCGGAGGAGATACTCAAGGGCCGGGAATAGCTACGGCCCCGCTGGGCAGACTATCCTAAAAAAGAAAGGGAGGAGGCAAGGCCATGGCAGAGAAGCGCAACAGCCCCGCCGAAGCCGCCGCCGTGTTGCGGCGCATGAACAAGGGGGAGATACCCTCGGACGTACTGGGCAGCTATACCGGCAGCCCCAGGGATGAGGAATACCCCATACCCGAGCAGGACGCGGACGATTTATAAGGGGTCAAAAAAGTCCAATGGACTTTTTTGAGAGTTTCAGCCTTTGCCTAAAATGCTTCGCATTTCCGTGCGGCAAAGTCTGCAAGGAACAAAAACCTGCGGTTTTCATCCGTTTCGCCGTACACCCCCCAGGGGGCCTCCTCTTGGCCTTTAGGCCAATTCACCTTGTGCCGCCGAAGACGGATTGGAAATCAAGGGGTTGCGACCCCTTGATAATCCCCCGCAGATATGCTTTCAAGTAACTTTGAAAGCGGCCTTCCCGCCGGCCTCCGGTGCGCCCCCCCAGGCAGCAGCAGGCGCTGCGGGTCTGCCATCAAACAAACGCAAGGCGCACCGGCAAGCTCGATGCGCCTTTAAATTTTCCAGTGTATCTTTTGGTTCTTTTCTTTAAGGAAAGAACCGGGGGTGTGGGGGCTGGCCCCCACGAAAGGGGTATAGGGCTGGCCCCCACAGAAGAACTCCCCTACATAACCTCAAACCCGGTTATCACCCACCCGTCTGCCCCATTCACGAAGGAAGCGGAGGCGGAGGCGGGGATGGAGAAGTCGGCGCTGCCGGCGGTGGTGAGGATGACGCTGCCGGTTATGGTGCAGCCGCCCTCGGCGGGGTAGGCGTCCATGCACTGGAAGCGGTAGAGGGCGGCGGGGGCGGTGAGGGTTACGGCGTCGCCGGAGAGCTCCACGCCGGGGCCGGCTTCGGGGGGGATGGCCGCGCCGAATATACCCTCATAGGCGGCGGAGAACTCCGCGGCGGAAAGGCTGGCGGCGGCCCGGCCCCGGAGCAGGTAAGCCCGCATAAAGGCCATGGCCTGTCCGCCTGTGGGGGGGGAGGCAAAGCTGGAGAAATCCGGGCCGCAGGCAGCGGCGGCGGCATTGAGCTGGGGCAGCATGGCCTCATAATCCGCAGCGGTTATCACATCCCCCACAAAGCCGGGGTACATGGCGGAGTGGGCAAAGCTGAACTCCAGCATCCCCTGCTCCTCCGGGGCGATGGCCCCGGCGGGGATAAAGACGGTAAAGCCCTCATCGGCCACGGTAAAGCCATTGTAAAGGTCCAGGGCCCCGGCGATGGACTCCACATCCAAATCCCCATAGTAGGCCCCCGGCTCCCTGTCTATTATGTTCCACACCTGCTGGGCCGCCACGCCGTATGGGTTCTGATACTCCCCGGAGACGGCGGCCAGGGAGCACTCCCGGCCGTCAGGGTCGGATACTATGGTGTACACGCTGCGCTCCTCGGGGGAATCCCCGCCGTAGCTGGCGGTTTCGGTAAAGATTATGTTGGTATACCCGCCCTGGGGCAGCTGAGCATACTGCACGGCAAACGCCACCTCCGTACAGGGCAGGGCCTCCCCCTCGGCCCGGTCGGCCAGGGGCAGGCGTTCCTCCGTAACGCGGGTGTAGAGCTCATCCAGGTACCTGTCCACGGCCTCGTCCATAAGGTGGTTATTGAACACCGGGGCGGAATAGCTGAGCCGG